CCCACGCCCCGCCCCCGTCATCGCCGCCACCACGGCATGAAGCTCGGCCGGCGTGGCGCGCCAGAAGCGGTCGGGCGACCAGCCCAGAACCGCCCCGGCCATCCCCGACAGCCGCGCCGCCTGCTCGGCAAAGGTCATCGGCCGCCCAGAATCTGGCGCAGCAGTTGACGCAGCACGGGCGCCAGCGCCGCCAGCCCCAGCTCGATCAGCGCTTCGCCCAGCTGCTCGCGACTCAACCCTTCGGGCATGTCGTGCAGGCAGTGCCAAATCAGCGCCGCCGCCTCGCCCAGCGACAGCTTGCCCTCGGCCGCGCGCTCGACCAACGCGAAGAGCGGGCCCAGTTCGCCCTCGGCAGCGACCAGCGCCTGAAAGCTGGGGCGGACGGTCAGCTCGGTGCCGCCGACGCGCAAGGCCGCCTCGCCGCGGATCGGATTCGCCGCGCCGCTCATGCCGCCACCACCGCGCCGGAGCTTTCCAGCGCGAGCGTGTAGGTCCGCTCGCCATTGAAATCGCCCGCATAGTCGAGGCGCGTGACCAGGAACCGCCCGGTCATCGATCCACCGCTCTCGAAACTCAGGCGATAGGTCTCGATCGTTCCCGCCAGCGCATGGCCGCGCATCCGCGCCTCCGCCGCCGATCCGGTGAAGACGCCCGCGCCCGCGACGCTGACATGCCGCACGCCCGCGCCCGACAGCAACTCGCGCCAGCCGCCCGAATCCTTGCTGGTCACCACCACCGTCTCGCCGTTGATCGAAAGCTGCGTCGTGCGCAGCCCGGCCATGGTGGCAAAGGCGGGCGGCTCGGCCCCGTCCCCGATCTTCAACAGAAAGGCACTTCCCTTTTCGATCGCCATATCCCGTCTCCCCCTATTGTGCCGCGCGCCACAGCCGCGCGCGCCATTCGATCGTCACGGCCCAGCGGGGCCCCGCGCCCCGGACGAAGCGGGTCGTGGTCGCGACCAGCCCGGCCACCCGCCAGCCGTCCGCCAGCATGGCCGGCAACCGCACCGCCTCCGCCGCCGCCACGACGGCGCGCAGCCGCACGGGCCGCTCCCCCTCATCGGTCAGCGTCGCGGGCCAGCGCAGTTCGCGCCCCTCCACCCCCGCCGCGCCCCAGTCGCTCTCCAGCGGCTCGCCCAGCACGACCTGCGGCACGCCGCCGCGCACCGGGGGGGCGTCGAACACCGCGACCGACAACGGGCGCAGCGCGGTGCCCAGCGCGGTCAGCAACCCGGCGCGCATGGCTTCGCGCGCGCTCACGCCGCCCATGCCCGCCGCGCGTCCAGCCGCATCCGCCGCCAGGGCCGCCACAGCGCCGCGACGGCGGCGGGCGGCTCCGCACTCGCCGCGCGATTGTCGAACAGATGCGCGCCCATGATCGCCACGCCATGCGCGATTTCGGGCGGCAGGCCGTCCCATTCCTCGACCAGGCCCACACGGCACCGGACGACGACCACCCCCTCCGCGCGGATCCAGCAGCGCCCATCGTCATCGATTCGCGCGCTGTCCGATGGCACGGCCACGCCATCCGCATCGGCCACCGACAGGATCGTCCGCACCGGCACCAGGCCCAGCGCGCGCCAGTCGCCCCCGCCGATCAGCCGCTCGCGTCCCTCTCGCGTGATCAACCGCTGGGCACAGAAACTCTCCGCCAGGCCCAGCGCCGTCGCCGCGACTCGCGCGACAACCGCCTCTTCATTCCCCTGTTCCAGCCGCAGCAACATGCGCACGGCGTCCGCCGCCGCCGCCACGACAGCCGCCGGCATGGGCTCCATCGTCCCGCTCATCGCGATTTTCTCCCTCGCCGATACAATTTGGCAAAGCTGCGACACATGACCGTCACACTTGTGGTGCAGAACCAGTCCTAGCCGCTGCCCGCTTCCCCCTTGGGCACGGCCATGCCGCCCCGCGCCCCCCCGGCCGGGTCCGGCATCCTCCCTGAACTACGGGGCAGCCCCCTGCCGGCTGCCCCGATTTTTCTCCGCCCGCGCGATACCGGCCCACTCGATACCGGCCCACTCGATACCGGACGCCCTGTTCAGGCTCAGTTGGTCGAGAATTTCATCAGCTTGATCGCCTCCGAGTCGCTGACGCAGCCGCCGACCCGGCGCGTGGCGTAGAAGGTCACGAACGGCTTGTTGCTGTACGGATCACGCAGGATCGCGGTCTCCGCGCGTTCGGTGACCAGATAGCCCGCCTGAAAATTGCCGAAGGCGATGGCGTACTGGTCCAGCGCGATGTCGGGCATCTCCTCGGCCTCGACCACCGGATAGCCCAGCAGCGTCGCGGGCTGCCCCGCCGCCAGCCCCGGCGCCCAGAGGAAATGGCCATCGGCCGTCTTCATCTTGCGAATCCGCGCCGCCGTGGTGGCGTTCATCACGAAACACGCCCCCTGCCGATAGGGCGCGCGCAGGCTCTGGACCAGATCGACCAGCCGTTCCTCACCCCCATCGGCGAACGCCCCGCTCGCGCCGCTGGCCAGATATTGCAGCGTGCCGAAGGGCCGCACCCCGTCCCTGGCCGTCGAGACCGGATTGGTCAGGAACCCGCGCGGCCGGTTGACGCCCGTGCCGTTCACAAAGGCGGCGCCCTCCGCCTGCGCGAATTCGGTCGCGATCTCGCCCGCGAGCCAGCCCTCGACGTCAAAGGCCGCATCGTCGAGCATCGCCTGGCTGGCCGAAGGATTGGCGTACAGCTCGCCCATAGGCGGCGCGAGTTCGACGAAAGTCGGCGTTGCGGTTTCGGGCCGCGCCGCCGTCTCGCTCGCCCAGCCGGAGGGCGTGCCGCCGGTCGTCACCAGCTTGCGATAGCCCGCCGATCCCACGGTCACGACATTGGCGATGCCGCGAATCGGCGAGGCGGTCTTCAGGACCGCAGCGATCGCGGCATCGATCTCCCGCGGCACGGCGAAACCGCCACTGTCGCCGGTGGTGCCGGTAAAGGCCTTCATCTCGACGGTCGCGCCGCTGCGCACATAGCCGTCAAAGGCGCCGCCTCCACGGACCGTCGCGCCGTCCAGCACGGGTCGTTCGATCACGTCCATATCAATCCCCCTTGGTTGAAATCTGAATCACGCGGGCGCGCGGCTGCATCGGCACCGTCACCAGGCTGATCTCGATGAGGTCGGCCGACAGGATCGCGCGGACGCCCCCCTGATGGACGGCGCGCGGGCGATATCCGACCGACAGGCCCGCGACCGTGCCCACCCGGACCATCGCGGCGAGCGCGGGATCCTCCACCGCCCCCGCCACCGACAGGCCGATATCGTCCTCGGCCAGCGCGGTGATCCGCCCCATCGGGCTCCCCCGATGCTGCCAGAGGAGCGGCACCGGCGGCGCATCGGCAAAGGCCCCGCGCCGCATGACGTCGCCCGCACGGTCCATCCGGTCCCAGATCGCGGCATAGCCGGTGAAGGTCAGGCTCATTTCAGCCCGTCCTCCATGCCCAGCCGCATCGCGATCCCGGCCAGCAGCAGCGCGCCGAGTAGCCGCGTCAGCCAGCCGACCGCACTTTTCCACACCGACGACCTGGCCTCGCGCCAGGCGGACAGCAGCTCGCGCAGTTCGGCGACATCGCCCGCCGCGTCCGCATCGGCGAGGCCCAGCCGGGTCAGCGCCCGCGTCGCGCCCAGCTCGCCCGCTTCCTCGGCAATGGCGCGCAGCGTCACCAGATCCGCGCCACCATCGGCGGCCTGCGCGATCAGCCGCGCCAGCACTTCGGCGTCCAGACCGGGGCCGTTCATGACAGGCCCACCATGGCGCGCTTCTCCGCCGGATCGAGGAAATCGGCCGCGGCCGCCATCGCCCAGAGCATCTGCCGTTCCTCGGCCAGCGCGGTGACGCGGTTCACGTCGACCGACAGGCTCGCGCCCGCGAACCAGCCCGCCAGTCCCTGGGCCAGCCCGCTCAGGATCGCGCCGGCCAGCGGCAGGATCGCCTGTCGCCAGAGCGCGCGATTGGCCTCGCGATAATTGGCGTAGGTGTTGTCGCCGGGCAGGCCGAGCAGCATCGGCGGCACGCCAAAGGCCAGCGCGATCTCGCGCGCCGCCGACGATTTCGCGGCGATGAAATCGAGTTCGGCGGGCGTCAGGCTCATCGCCTGCCATTTGAGCCCGCCCTCCAGCAGGAGCGGTCGCCCGGCATTGCCGCTGCCCGCAAATCCCTCCATCTCGACGCGCAACCGCTCGAACTGGTCGGGGGTCAGGGTCGAACCGTCGCCCGGATCATAGACCAGCGCGCCGGAAGGCCGCGCCGCATTGTCGAGCAGCGCGCGGTTCCAGGCGGTGGCGGCATTGTGGATCGCGATCGCCCCCGCCGCTGCGCCAAGGCAGCCGAGACCATAATGATCGTCGAGCGGGTGGCAGCTCTTCAGATGCACGACCTGCGGCTTGACCGGATCGACTGGCAAGGTGGTCACCCGTCCACCCGCGCGATAGAGAAAGGCGGCGGGCCAGCCGCTCGCGTCCAGCTCCATCGTGACGCGTTCGGGGCGCAGCGCGAACAACTCGGCGACCTGGCCCTCGGCATCGCGCAGGATCTGCACATAGGCATTGCCGTGCAGCAGCAGATGCGCGGCCACCGTCTCCAGCAGCGCCTGCCCCTCGCAGCGCGCCGCGACCAGCGCGATCAGCTCCGGGTGAGAGGCCGCCAGCGGCGCATCGGCCAGCCCGCCCGCGACCATGCGCACCGCGCGCTGCGCCACCGGATTGCGTAGATATCCCTCCCGCACCTGGCTTTCATAGGAGGGTGCCGCCCCGGTCAGCGGCACCCCCGACCGGGCCAAGCCCAACCCGAGCAGCGGACGCGCGGCCCCCCGCCCGGTCTTGCGACCGAACATCCTCATCGTCATCACTCCTCAAAAATCGCTCGTCCCCGGCACGGGGAGGTCGCAGTCCGCAGGACTGACGGAGGGGGGCTCCCCATGGGTCAGCCCTTTTGGCGATCCCCCTCCACCACCGCTGCGCGGCGGTCCTCCCTCCCCGTTGCCGGGGAGGATCACGCGCTCACAAATTCCGGATCCCCGGCGGTCCCCGCCCGGACAGCATCAGCTCGGTCAGCGCCCAGACCAGCGCGTCGGCACGATCCGGCGAGCGGCCCGGCCCCTCATAGGCCCCCGCCACCCCCAGCCCGCAGAGTTCGTCCTCCAGCGCCGGAAAGCCGCGGCTATGCCACACCCGCCCCTGCGCATAGAGGAACGACACCGGCTCCGCCCGCGCCGCCTTCCCGATCGAGGCATAGACCAGATGCACCGGCAGGGTCGGGTCGGCGAGCCGCAGCACGCTCTCCACCATGTCGCCGCCCTGGTTGCGCTCCGCCACCACCCGGTCCGCGCGGTGGCGCCGGGCACAGCCCGCAACCCGCGCCGCCCAGCCCTCGGGCGAGAGTCCGGCCTCGCTCGCATCCTCCAGCACATAGCCATGGCCGTCGCGCCCCAGCCCGACCGCGACGATCCCGCAGGCGTCGCCACCGCTGGTCGCGGGCGGATCGACGCCGACCACCACCCGATCGAGCGCGGGCACCGTCTTCGCCCGCTGCCGGTCGAGCAGCGCGCGGGTCCACAAGGCCCCCTCGCGATCGTCGACCATCTCGCCGTCCAGTTCCTGCCGCCCCAGCCGCGTATCGCCATATTGCGCCAGCATCGCGTCCTGGAAACTGTCAGGCAGATGGGCATTGTCGCTAGTCCGCCCGATCGTCTCGACGCAATCGGGCAGCGCCATGACCTTGCGCATGAGCGGCGTCGCGCGCGGCGTCGTCGTGACCAGCACGCGCGGGGTGTCCCCCAGCCGGAGCGTCATCATCAGATTGTCCCACCCGGCCTCCCCCTTCCACTTGCCCAGTTCGTCGCACCAGGCGGCATGATGCTGCGGCCCGCGCAACGCCTCGGGCGCCGCCGCCGAATAGGCGAAGCCGATCGCCCCGGACGCGAAATGCACCTGCCCCAGGCTGCCGATCCAGCGCGGGCTCTCGTCCTTGCGCGCCACCGCCAGCAGCCCGCTTTCGCCACGCACCATCACGCGTTCGACATCGCGCAGCGTCGCGCCCATCAGCGCGATTCGCGCGCCCGGATGGTCACGGGCGAGCGCGCTCACCCATTCCGCCCCCGCCCGCGTCTTGCCAAAGCCGCGCCCCGCCCGGATCAGCCAGACGCGCCAGTTGCCTGGCGGCGCGACCTGTCCGTCATGCGCCCATAATTCCCATCGCTCGACCAGTTCGCGCTTCTGCCCCGGCGTCAGCGCCGCCAGCGCATGCTCGCGCGCCGCCGGTTCCAGCATGGCCAGCGTGGCGAGCCGCATTGCCGCATCCTGCTTCGCCATCATGCCATCCCCTTCAGTCGCCGCCGCGCGAGACCATCAAGCGCACGCTCCAGCGCCGCATCGGTCTCCGCCGCGCTCGCCCGCGCCGCATCGCTCCCGGCGTCCCCGGCCTGGGCCAGCACATCGCGGCGCGCGAGGAGCTTCAAATAGAGTTGCACCTCGGTGGCCGCGAGCGGCGGGGAGATGGAGAGGCCGGCGGTCCCCGCACCGGCCTCTCCACCCTCCACCTCCCCGCCGCCAGCCCCGGCCTCATCCCCGGCCGCCAACAGGGCGAGCATCCGGCGCAGCAGCCCTTCCTCGACCAGCGCGTGCGCCGCGCCGATCGCCGCGTCCCAGGCCTCGCCAAAGGCCGGGTCGCGCCGCCGCAGCGATCGGGCCGCGCCGGGCGTCTCTCCCACCGCCCGCGCCGCCACCCCCGCATCGGCGCTGATCGCCAGCGCGGCCAGGAATTGCCGTCGCCGCGCCGACGTCCACCGCGTGCCCTCCCCCTTACCGGCCATCCCCGCTCCCCCGAAGCATCGAGGACCGTCACGGTCGTTCCCATCGACCGTACCGCCCTCGATGTTCCTGTTATGTACCGAACGAGGCCGATCTTGTATCCAACAAAAGAACCAAATGGGTTTGCTCCGTGCCAAGGGTGCGCAAAAGCACCTTGCCAGACGCATAGCGCATCGGCATTAGGCGTGGCTTCCCGAACGGGGGGCGCTTAGCTCAGCTGGTAGAGCGGCTCGTTTACACCGAGTAGGTCGGCGGTTCGAACCCGTCAGCGCCCACCATTTTCCGCCAATATGTCAGATGGATGTCCGGCACCCCGATCATCATCGGGGCACCGGGGGACGACGTCGCGTTACGGACGCCGCGCGCGCAGTTCGTCGCGGATCTCACGCAACAGCCCGACATCGGCGGGCTCGACCTTGGGCTCTTCGGCAACCGCGGCCTTTTCCTTCTCGAACAGCGCGGTCGCGCGGTTCACGGTGCGGACCAGAAGGAAGATGATGAAGGCGACGATCACGAAATTGACCGCCTGGGTCACGAACGCGCCATAGCCGAGCAGCGGCACGCCTGCCTTCTTGAGCGCCGCATAATCGCTCAGCGACCCCGTATAGCTGACCGGAACCGGCCCCATGCGCAGGAAATAGCTGGAGAAATCCAGCCCGCCGAAAATCTTGCCGATGACCGGCATCAGGACGTCATCGGTCAGCGAGGTCACGATCTTGCTGAAGGCCGCGCCGATGATGACCGCCACCGCCAGGTCGAGGACATTCCCCCGCGCAATAAAGGCCCGAAATTCCTTGAACAT